TTTTATGTTGACCTTTGTACTCTTGAAGATTTTCAAAGTGGTTCTGGTGGTAAAAAAGATTGGTCCTTTTCTGACTTAGAAAAAGACAAGTATATTTGTTATAGAACCGGATATACTAATGAACATCACAAGGACAGAGGACCTGTATTTCCTGGAGTACAAAACAAAGAAACAGGTAAATGGCTGCCTTGTAAAATTTATGAAAGCGATATTAATTATCCTATTTTTTTTATTATGGTAGAGGGAAAAACTAAAAAATTATTAATGCATAAGATAGTAGCGCAATGTTTTTTAGTAAATGATCAACCTGAATTAAAAAAAACAGTAGATCATAGGAATCGTCTTAAATCTGATTGGTCCCTTGATAATTTACTTTGGGACAGTCAAAAAAACAATTCAAAGAACAAAGGTTAATGATGAAACACAACAATAAATATGTATATCCAAAAACTATTCGCGTCTCGATAGACGGTAAACGTCATTATGATATTAATGATAAAGAAAAGTTACCGAGTGTTACAACTATCCTGTCTAAGACTTCACCAGCCGAGAAGGAAGAAGGATTAAGAAAGTGGCGCGAAAAAATGGGCGAGGAGAACGCGACGCGGATCGTGGATGAGGCTGCAGCACGGGGGACCGCGATGCACAAGATTCTTGAGAACTATATTCTAAAAGAGGGTTATCTTGATCTAACTAACGTTGGTAAAGATGCACACAATATGGCTATGAAAATTATAGCTGATGGGTTGTGTAATATTACAGAATATTACGGACTAGAATCTACGTTATATTATCCTGGCCTGTACGCAGGAGCAACCGACATGATTGCTTTGCATAAAAATAAAATGGCTATTGTAGATTTTAAACAAACTAACAAACCTAAAAAAAGAGAATGGATTGAAGACTATTGTTTACAACTAGCAGCTTATGGTATGGCCCATGATTATATGCATAAGACACAAATAGACAAAGCTGTAATTATGATGTGTAGCAAAGATAATTATTATCAAGAATTTGTAATTGAAGGTGAAGAGTACAGACAATACAAATACAAATGGTTAGGGAGGGTTAGTAAATATTATGAGCAACGAAACAAAGTTACAAGTAGTAATGAAGAAACTAAATAATCTAGCTAATGCAGTAAATAATGCAACAGATCATGGTATGAAACAGATTTGGACTGACAAATGGTATGCATTAGTTAAACAATATGCAAATGAACTAAAACAAAAGGAGAACCTTAAATGAGCATGCGTGTAAGAGATCTACAACAGTATCTCTCTAAATTTACTGATGGACAAAAAGGAACTGCAGTTTCTGATTTAAACATTTACATAGAAACCCAAAATGGACATTTAGAAGAAATTAGAAAAATAGAGGTGCAAGAAAGTATTATGATTGGTGCGAAAGAACCAGGAAGAATTGTAATTAAATCTGAATCAATTGAAAGATTTAAGTCACCTACATTTAAACAGAGTTAATGAATCCCAAGGGATAGGGGTGGAAGCGAGAGTGGAAGCCCCACAACAAAGAAAGGAAAAATATGGCTGAACTAAGAGACGAACACTTTGAAGTAATAAGTGAAAATAAAGCAAGACGTTACGAGAAAGATAAGAAGGAGTTACAACATCAGGTAATGGACCTGGAGATGGCATTACATAAGATTAAGGAGGTTATCAGGGAGTATGAAAAAAGTAACGATAACAAGTAAGAACATATCTGCTAAACAGTGGTCTAATCTGTTGTTAGAGCTTAATCTAATGCGAAAAGCCTGGAAACCTTACGCAACACTCAATCTAGAAGCGCGGGGCCTTAAAAATGTCATAAAGTGGGGTACTTCTACTAATTTCAAGTCAAATGATTAACCGTCTACCGCGCTATAAGAGAAATTTTAGGGTAATTTTTTTTTTAAGTGATAAGAAATATATGGCGGTAGAGGCGGTAGAGGGGTCAAAATCGATTAGAAGTGTTGGTAGTGTTGAATAATAGGTCTACCGCGGTAGAATTTTTAGGCGGTAGAGGCGGTAGATTAACTAAAAGTGTTGGTATTGGCTGTTTATTTCTAATGTACACGGCGCGCGAGGGAATTTTTAGTTTTGGTAAAAACAAATTTGCCTAAATATTTCTCTTATAGTAAAAGGAACTATGCCTAGAACCTTGAAAAAGTCAAAATACAAACATGTTGATATAAAAAATAAAAGATATTACTTCTACAAAATTACGTGGTTGGATATCACGGGTGATAGCGGGCACGCAACTATGCATGAGTTTAATGGAATGAAACCAAGTGTCATGGTAACGAACGCATATTTGTTTTTGAAAGATAAGAAAAATGTGTTAACATTCGCTTCTTACGAAGATAACGAAGAATTGTTTTCTGATAGAAATGTATTCCCCAAAGGGTGTATAGTAAAAATGGAAAGAGTAAATATATGATAGAAAAATACAAAGATAAATTTATGACTTGGCAATTACATAACAGAACAGAAATTGTTTGTTTCGTTGCTGGGTTTATTATAGGAGCAATATTAATATGAAAAAGAAAATACCAGCAGGTAAAGCAGGTGCAGGTTTAAGAGCACTAAAAAGTAAAGCACCAGAAGTAGCAAAAAGAATGGGCTACAAAAAGGGTGGTCTTTATGCCAACATTCACGCAAAGCGTAAACGTATAGCAGCTGGCTCAAACGAGACCATGAGAAAACCTGGAGCTAAAGGTGCACCAACAGCAGCCAACTTTAAGAGAGCAGCTAAGACAGCTAAAAAATAGTGAAAAAGAATCCTACGTTAGTCAAGAATATGTCTAATGTTAAATGGGATCAAATACCACCGTTAAGAGGACCAGACCCTAATGGAGTTAAAGCACCCCTTGCACAACCTAAAAGATTTAAATCTATTCTTACTGTTTCAAAGAAAAAAGATTAATTTGCTTTTCCTGAAGTTTTTAGTGAGTCAAGTACTTCTGACTCTTCTATTGTTATTGTTTTTGATTTGTCATTAATCAGCACGTTGTGATCATCTACAATTCTTTTCATTCTATCTTTTAAATCATCGATACTTAGATTGTCTAAGTTACCTGTCATAATCATTTTTTGATCTACATATAATCCGCCGGCCTTGCCTCGCGCTACCTCTGCATTGATTGCAGCTGACCACGCTCCCTTTGCTGTAGCTTCATCTCTCAATTTAGCTAGCTCACCTAAATGTCTATCAAATGTAATACCATGCTTTTCTTGTACCTCAGCTCTCAACTCACCTATATACTGAACTACTAACGGAGATATCTTTGGGTTCCTAAGCTCACTAGCTGCTTGTCTTGGTCTAGTTTTATAACCAGCTTGCAATGCGCATTCAGCCGGAGACATACGTCCCTCGTTGTAAATAAGCAACTCTGCAAATTTCATTTGTCTTTCAGTTAATTGTCTTGGAACTCCCATAACTTGACTTATAACCGAACATAACGTACAAGTCAACTAGATGAGAATGATTCTAATATTACTATTTATAATACTTTCAGGGTGTGCGAGAGACTTTGATTTCAATCCTGTAAGCACAATAGTTAAACAAATTTATAAGGCTTCGTACGATGAAAAAAGAGTCCGATCTTTGGAAACTTTTAAAGAAAAACACACCAGAAATTAAGTGGACAAGAGTTGAATCTTGGGCCAGTCCAGGTGTACCAGATCTTATTGGTTATCACGATTCATGCGGATTATTTATGGTTGAGCTTAAGTTAGCTCATGGTCCTAGAGTTGTGTTTAGTCCACATCAAATCCTCTGGCACCAGACTCATACAAAACGTAATTTTATATTGGTTGGACAAGCCGAGAAGGCCGCTTCTCGGTCCATAAAACTTTATGGGTCAACCTCGATCCTCGGTCTTATCAACGACCATCGCGAAACGCCATGCTTGGCGCTCGATGACTGGACCCACATCAATCGCTTGTTGCTTGACGCTCCTCTAGACTAGCTTGTGGCTTGTCGCTTGTCGCTTCGCGGTCCGCTTGTAGCTTGCCGCTTGTCGCTATTTTTTTTTGGCGCACGCCCGCCGCCGTCCGTCGATGGCTTTGGGCTAATGGCCTTCTTCTCCTGAGAAGCTTTTAATTCTTTTTGAGCGAGCTTGGCCCGCTTCCTGTACTCTTCATAAAATTTTGGGTGTTTAAATACGTGCATTAGTGTTTTCCATAACTCACCACTTGTACAGCAGGATCCCAGCATTGTCGACAGTCGCCACACTTGCCGCCTTGAGCTGGAGCGGGGCAGCTGGCGTCCTTCAATACAACCATTGAAGAGTTGGGCCAGGTCATATTCTTTTGTCCAATCATTGGAGGTGAAAACCTGATCACTAAATTGTCAGGCTTGCTGGCCAGGTGGTCCTTCGTCCACGCTTCGCGCGTTGGCATCCAGTGCTTAGTGTCAGGCGTTAACCTGCAAACCTCAAAAATTTTGTTTAAGTGGTCCAGGTCCTGAACGTCGCCAGCGTCATGCCATCTAAAATATTTCTGTCTTTGAATTTGTGCAACCATGGCCGCGGTCCATAGCTTGTTGGTCAGGCTGGCCAGTCTCACATATTGCGCTGCTTTAATTGCTTTGTATCTTGTGTAGTTACCTTTCAGGGCATAACACATAGAACAAACTGAATTTTTAATTTTTCTTAATTTAGATCCGGTCTTACACTCCCACGCTGGCAGGCTGTAAGATAGTCCAGGCATCTTTGAGGTTCGAGTCATGGACCCGGTTATTGCTGCTGCTTCTTTTACTTTCATATTATCCTTTCTGTTTACTCTTATATAGTCCCATAACATTTAAATGTCAAGTGCTTGTTGCTTGTAGCTTAAAATAAATCTACTTTAGAATCATTCTAAACTGCAGCTTGAAGCTTGACGCTTGCCGCTGCTTGTTGCTTCATATTACCATCCGCGCCCCTTGATCAGAGGACCCGGCGCGGGCTGGTGGTACACCCATTGCTACCTTGCGGTCATCGCTAACGTACAGGGAAATGCCAGAGGCAAGATGTGGACGCTGGTTGTACACTTACTGATACTATTATTAGCAGGACCAAAGTGAATTGTACCATCGAAGCTTACCGGTGATCAACCGACTTCTAGGCACGCATGCCATTGGTCCAGCAAATAATGATCAGTCACTATGCTACGCGGGTAGTCATGACGCCTCCCATTGCATGACATACAGATATCCTGGCGTTATACCCGTGTTATAGTGTTTATCTCCACAGTCATTAATGACTGATCCCAGATCAGATTTTAGGTGTTTGTGTGGGGACGTCTCCCGCTTTCGTGCCTAGTCATCTGATCAGGGATCAGCACCCCAACGAAGACGGCTAACTAGTAGCGGTGTGACGTGGGGTCTTTACCCGAGAGTTTATAGTTATGTTCAGCGATAAACTCACAAATGAAGCTGATATAACTATACTATATTATCCCATATAATAAGTCAAGCATTAAATTAAAATAAATTTATTTTTTTTTACTTGACTTTAATTTACTTATAATATATAATCCCATATATAACAGAAAGGATAATATGGAACTAAATAAACATTTTACAATTACTTATTATGCAAAGAAACACAAAAAGCATATTTCAAGACAAGCTATGTGGGATAGTCTTTGCAAATCTTGGACAAGTAAATCTGGGAGTGCGTGTCTAACTTATTTTGATATAGACGCAAATAACTATCGTACTTGTAGTGGTAATTATAAAATAAGATTTTAATTGACATGGGTTTATATATAGTATATAATCCCATATATAACAAACAGAAAGGTAAAAAATGCAATACTTAATAATAAGAGAAATAGAATACCAAAACTTAGACAATAGTTTTGATGTTATGAACCAAACAACAGATATCAACAAAGCAAATGACATGTTGCAAGGTTATACTTTAATTAACAAAGACAAGGACACAACATATTCAATAGTAAAATATGAAACTCCATTAGTCTTAACGCAAGAGGTAGCATAATGACAAAGATAAGAATGAACACCGAGTTAAGAAACAAACTCTTTAATAAAATAAAACATACATTTGAGAATGAGGACACGCAAGAGAGAGAGGCATATCTTCAATCAAGAGAAACTGTTGACCACCATTATAAATATGCAAGTGAACTTGCAAAGTTAGTGGTTGAGAGAGCATATCCACCAGAAGATGTTGCAACTTTAAGAACTTTCAAAAATAAATATGGAAGTCCTTGTGATGTTGTTGCAAAAGATAAATGCTTTTACTTTGCACACAACGAGGGTGTTGATGATGAGGGAGAACCAACAGAAACAAAATCTCATTTTGATTTTGGTTTGTTTGGCAATCTAAATGGTAGTGAGTATAGTAGTGATGAGGGCAAAAAGTTTGCAGTTGCATATTTTAGAGAAGATTTAAAAGCTATGGATTGCAACCCAGATATCTATGCTCAACAATCCGAGAACAAAGATAACCCACACAAAACAAAACATGTTGAAGAATGTATGAAAGCATTGGGTTGTAGTAATAGTGGTAGTTATAGTAGAAGTGAAGATATTGGTATAGCAAAAACTTTTAATGCACCATACTATCTTGATGTTATTGGAACTTCTTATTGTAGGTCAAGAGCAATCGCATGTACTAAACAAGAGTATGAACATTTTGAGGCATGGCGAACTGCAAAAGGTAATCTAGTATCTAAACACCAAACATGGATTGATAGTATTGTTAAACAATGCAATCAATTAAAAATTGGATTGAAAGCATATAGATATTTGAGTGAGGGTATTGAACTTGCAACCGAACTTGGTATTGAACTTGATGAGGCCGAGTTAATTAGAACTAACTCAACAGGATTGACAATCTATAATCCAAGTAATCTAGCAAGTATGATTAAAGGAATGAAGAACAAACAATCAGCTAATACAAGAGAGGCAAAGATATTGGCTAGAAAACAATATGAAGAAAGTATAAATTAACACTTGACTAATGTATGGGATTAGTATATAATCCCATACATAATAAACAGAAAGGATAATAAAATGGAAACAGTAATGAGATTAATGATGATACTAGTAGGGTTTATAATTGCAATGCTAGGTGTAATAACTGCAATACATTCAGAACATCACATGTTAGGTTTAATGATAA